AATCGTAATGCAATAAAAAGAGAAAAAAAGCCGCAAAGCCTTGATTTTACTGGCTCCGCGGCTTAGCTCCGACTATTCGAACTCGATTTCGTTATGGCGTTTTTCAGAACTTTCATTGTTAAAAAAAATTATTCTACCACTCATTTTGTTGTTTCCTACTCTCTGTACTTCTGTCTTGATTTGCTCTTAACATCACGAAAACATCACGGGGTAATCTCCACCACATCCTCTATTCCGCATTGCAGCTTGAACCTTATCCGGTTTTTTCTTAGGCAACCAATGATATATTCCGCATTGTTCTCCACAATCTCATAGGCTCTCTCCGCAGAAGGGTAATTGTATGTTGTGTTATATCCATTCTTTACTCCATCACACTGCAATATGAAGAACGTTTCCAGTGCTTTTGTCTTTCTGGTGTGATCCTTCTTATCGAAAAAGCACAGCGTTTTAATTTCAAACTCATTGCCAGCATCATAGTCCATTTGTAACTCTCTAATATCATGATTTCCTTTACGCAAAGAATAGTAATGGCCCGCTATTCTACGAACCGCATCAGAAGCCATGCCAACATACGCTTTTCCATTATGCAGATTCCGTATTAAATAAACGCATGAAGGTTCTATATCGGTAGATATATCTTCAATCCTGATTTCATTCACCTTATTCGAAATCTTCATCGTAAACGATCACCTCTTCCACCTTGCACTGTAGGCGTTTGCATATCCGTTCCACTACATCAAGACTTACCTTCTGATTTTTTCCCATCTTCGCAAGTGTACCCCTGCTGACCGTTCCGTCCTCAACTAAATCCATTTTCTTCATATCCTTATCAATCAAAGTCTTCCAAAGTGGTTTGTATGTAATCATAATCATCACCTCTTTTATATCTTATCAAAGTTCATTCTCAACGTCAAGAAAAAGTTCTAATTTCTTGAAATTTTTTTCTATAAACTATTGACACTCGCTGTGCATATGGTAATATGAATATAACAAGAACGCAGAACAAAATTCTAATATATCAAAACTTTTAGGAGGGCAAACACATGTTGAAAAATCAGAAATTCGGAGTAGAAGTAGAAATGACAGGTATCACAAGAGAAAAGGCAGCTGCCATTGTTGCAGAAGTTCTCGGGACCACGGCATCCAGACCAGACAGCACTTGCTATCAAACTCGTATTATTGCTGACCAGGCGGCACGCAAATGGAAAGTTATGAGAGATTCCTCAATTACTTCAATCAGGAATGATGGCAGTGATTCTCCAATGGATGAGTATAAGGTAGAATTCGTAACACCGCCTCTGGGATATGAGGACATAGAGCTTTTGCAAAATATCATCAGAAAATTACGTGAAAGCGGAGCAAAATCTCATAGCAGCTGTGGCATCCATATCCATGTAGACGGAGCAAATCATAATGCGAATTCTCTTCGGAGGCTGGTGAACTTTATGACTTCCCGGCAGGATCTGATTTATGAAGCACTTGAAATCGGGAATCGTGCCGACCACTGGTGTCACAAATTAAATTCCGCGCTCCTTATCGAAATGAAAAAGGATAAAAACCTTTCAAAAGAAAAGGCAGAACAGATTTGGTACAGCAGTGCAAATGACGGATATTGCGGTGGTGTTAGCCATGAGCACTATAACAAAACCCGCTATCACGGCGTCAACCTTCACAGCTACTTCTCCAAAGGTACTGTAGAATTCAGGCTTTTCAACAGCACCCTCCACGCTGGAAAAATCAAGGCTTATGTTCAGTTTTGCTTAGCCATATCTGCATGGGCCATCACATCGCAGGAAAAAATCGTATTCCGTTCTATGGCCGGATATACACCTGAGAAGAAAGTTACCATTATGAGAAACATCCTCACTCACCGGCTCGGCCTGTATGGAGACGAATTCAAGACTTGCCGGCTGCACCTTATGACACCTTTGAAAAAAGCCGCTGGCATGACCTGCAGGGCAGCTTAATATATATGCTGACCTATCGGCATGACGGGGAGAAGGGAGATATCATGGGAAAATTATACATTGCATACGGAAGCAACCTTAACCTGGCCCAGATGGCCGCTAGATGTCCCTCTGCGAGCGTTTATGCAAAGGGAGTATTAAATAACTGGGAGCTGGTCTACAGAGGCCGTAAGGCGAACTCACACGCCACAATCATAAGGAAGCGGGGATCCACCGTGCCGGTCCTTGTATGGGAGATTCAGCCAATAGATGAATACCGCCTCGACATATATGAGGGATATCCTCGCTACTATTTCAAGAAGGATATCATGGTGACTATTGCCGGGAGAAAAAAGAAAGCCATGGTTTATATCATGGATGAAGAGCAGCTGCCCGGCCGACCTTCTTCCCAATATGTCAAAACCATCCTCCAAGGATATGTAGATAATGATATGGATATCAGCGTTCTCAAAAAGTCTTTGGAAGTAAATTCCATTGAATGTGCATAAGATTTGTGGTATAAAAAAAGACGTTCGCTCCATGAACGTCTTTCCTTATGACGGCAGTGTTGCAGCACTACCTGTCAGATGATGATGAAATCAGAGAGCCGTTCTTGGTATGTAGGACTTTTGGGCTTTCATCCGGCACCCGCACAATCAATTCATCGAGTTTGCAGTCCAGGGCTTCACAAATGAGATCTAAATGTTCCAGATTAACCCTGTCAACCAACTCATGGTACAATTCATTGATTGTGTTTGGCCGGATGCCAGTAGCCCTTGCCAAGTCTGCTTGCGTCCACCTGAGTTCACCGAGCTTAGTAGATAGTAAAATTCTTATCATACGTCGCCGCTCCTTCCGCTATAAAATATCATTTTTCGACACGCTCATGTGCCTTTTGTTATTTTATAGCGGTTTGAGTTATATCCTATCATATACCGATAAGCGGAGCGGCATCCGATCAGTTCAATATCTTCCCATATTCTTCATCAAGGGCAATCCATCCGTCTTCCTTAGTCTCGTAGGACTTCAGCAATCCCCAGAGTTTCGCCCCGGCCCCATCTTTGGTCTTTACGATAGTGAAGGTACCTTTGCCGGTATAGACAGCCTGGCCATTCTTCTTGTGATAATCAAAAGTGGTTCCCGCCCCTTTCCGAATTCGTAAATCAGAAATGGTTACTTGGAACTTAAACTCCCGATCTGTTACGGCGGAAGATATGCACGGGTATACTTCATTTCCAGAATCATCAAATACTTTATACCCGCTATTCTGCTTGCAGAGTTCAATGGCGTTATTCTGATCTTTAAATGCGCCAATCTGGCTCCCGGAATCTACCCAATTCGTGCGGACACGATAATACCCCGTCCCGGCCGTACTTGCTTTCTGTTCTTCCGTTGCCTTAAAAGAGACATAATCGGGAATAGCTGTGATAAACAGACCGCTTTCCAGCTTATACCACTTCTCGTCTGCAGAAATGCCGGCAACAACAAAAGTTCCCTCATGCACAATCTGATCCACCTCTGCAGTGATGCTCGGCGCCTTTCTGATATTCAGTCCATCGACGCCCTTATAGACGACTGTCACGGAGCCATTCAAGGCATTGATCTTCTGCCCGCTGGTATCATCACTCGCAATATCCACAGGTACCCAGGGTACGGTTGTGATATCTCCGCCGGCCATTGCCTTTTTAACATCTTTTCGGAACTGATCCATAGAAAGGCCATATCTGCTCCAGATATGCTCCACATCACCATGGTTAGAGGCAATCCCCTTCACATTCCCCTCGTGGTGGCTCATCAACACATTGCTGTCCTCCGGATTGAATCCAAACTTCTTGCAGATATGCGCAAAGAACTGTACTGCATTGGCATATGTGGCCAGCACATGGGATTTTGTGTTCGCTCCATTTCCCGTTTCGATCCAGGTGGCGCCGCCGGTATATTTAATCGAGGCCGGCTCGGTCATCTCGATACTGATTAGGCTATTGTTTCCGCTGCCATTACGGCCGCTTCCGCAGTGCCATCCTTTCATGTTCCAAGGAAGCAGCTGGTACACAACAGCATCTTTCCCCACCACTGCATGAACACAAACCGAAGCACTGCTGCGCTGCCAGTTCTTTACAAAAACCAGAGGATCCGGCTGTGGACACCCAACGCTGTGGAGCATTCCTCCTTTCAGCGTAATGCCAACGCCTGCTTTATAGCACGGATTCTGTGTTGCCATTTTTTCGATAATAGTAATGCTCATTTTTTCCTCGCTTTCTGTGGATTCAACCACTGCATCAAACTTGGTAAGGCAAAACCTCTCGATGATGCCGCATACCTTGGACACATACGATACATCCGTGGCATAGCCACCATCCTTAATTATCTGGATAGCCGTTTTATAGTCCTTTTCCCCTTTCAGACCAGCATATCGCAGCGTATTTCCATTCATAGCACCGTTCAAATAGCAGGAATGATCCCTTACGCTTGATTCCATATCCGGGTACCTTCTGAAATCTGCCGTGACGGTATATTCTTTTCCGTCGGGATCCTGTTCCTTTGTCTGCTTGGTATATTTGGAGACGCCGTCCCACGCACTGTCCCAGGTGTTCCCGCTCAAAGAACACTTCATGCCAAAAAAATTATTGGCATTCAAAGCAAGTTCAGTGGTTCCATATCCTGATTCCAAAATTGCCTGTGCAATAGAAACGGAGGCGAGTATTCCGCTCGCCCCCATATCTTTTACAGCACATTCACTTACTGCCTGAATAAATTCCTGTTCTGACATATTTTTACCTATCCCTTTGTTCTGTAGAAGCGTTTCCAGATATCAATCAGGTAATCCCATCCTTTACAGCAGATAATCGCCACCAGGAAGGCTGCAAAAACAACCGCCACAAGGTAATACCAGACAAACGCAATCCCCGCATATGAGATATATGCAAAGAATGCGATTGTGCAGATGATGATCGACAGAGCCAGCACCTGGAGAGACGTAGGAATCTTGTTAAGGATTCCGATCTCCTTTGTAAATTCCGTGATCACAGAGATAAGGGTGCAGATGACCGCCACCACAACCAAAATCACCGATGCATTCGAGATAATAAATTCCATGTTCATAAATATCCTCCTGTTTGATAAGTTAATAGATTTCATGTACGCTTTGCTCTACAAAAAAGTCCTTCTGCTCATGCTTGATTTTCCGGGCATATTCCAGAGCCGCATGCATATCGCCATTGCAATGCGCATCTGGAATCCTGGATACGGCTTCTGCTGTCGCTTCCCCCAGGGCGATTGCCGCCCCAATGCTTTTTACCATGAGTATCTCGTTCTTTTCTCTGGCAGCCTCCTTTTCATCCTGCCTTTTTTCCCGCTTCTCCAAATGTTTTTGCAGCATCCAAAAGCAAAAACCTGTAAACGCTGACGGAATACTCATGGCCACAATCAAAGCCATCGGATCCATTATCCTCACCTCCCCTCTATAAAAAATTGCATTAAAAAAGAGCCTTACGGCTCTAATTCAGCACTGGTTTCTTTATACTGCTCCATAACCTCCCGGACGATTGCCATATCCTCTTCCAGCTTTTTATCTGTAAACGCCTGGTCATTCTGTAAGAGTTTCAAGTCCGTCGCCTGCCTGGCAACAATTTTCCCCAGTCGGTATATGATTTCATCCTGTTTTTCCACCATATCCATATAGAGATCCAGAAGTTCTAAAAAATTATCTTCATCCATATGAAGTACCATTCCTTTCTACTGAATTAGCCCCCGACTTTACAGTTACAGCCCCTGCTCTGCAGCATCAATTTCCTGCTGGAGTTCGTTGATCCTGTCCCTGACCTCCTGCCGGGCATCCATCAGAGCTTTTGTGTCATATGGATCTGCTTCCTCTCTCATGCGGGCCTCATAAGTCTTGGTAATCTTCCAGTCCCCAATATCACTCTGGGTGCTGGAAAGTTGGCTCATAAGGTTGATAATCTCCTGCTGTTTTTCCTGAACTTCTTCCGGCGTCAATGTCTTCTTTAATTCCATACTAAAATCCTCCTATCAATGTCTTAAAAAGTTTATCCAGTTCTCCGATGCTGCGGTAATTATCATAATGAACCGCATTCCCACGCCAACTTCTATAATGATGTACCGCTTCGACCCTTGACATTTTTCCTTCTGCAATGAGAGCTGCATGTTTTTTGATTCTTATGCGCTCTCTCACAATCGTATCATGATGGAGCAGCCGATACAGTTTTCCGGATTCCGTCAGCCGATATTTTACTTTCAGCCAAACAAAGGGCCTATTCAGCGGAACAATCTGCGTCTTTCTTTGGTTTATAAATAACCCCGCTTCAGATGCGATATGCTCCAGATCAGCCCTATTCTGCTTCAGCCGCTCCTTGTCATCATTGATATTATTGATATCGTCCATGTATCGCCCATAATATTTTTCGCCCCTGACAATTTTAAAGTAATTATCTATGGCATGGGGATAATACACACCGCCTGACTGAGATGTCTCCGAACCAATATTCAACGACTTATGCAATAGCTTCTCCCCCGGCCCCTGATAATTCATATGTTCAAGGGAATTATACGGTACAGACATGGCTGCGGCATATTCTTCATCATCCATATAGGACACATCGGGAGCAAAAGCATCTATGAGCAGATCCGTCAGGGCATTTTCCTCCGGAAAATCCGTAAACTCGTGAAACTGCCCTTTCAATTCTTCATGCGGTACATTATCGAAAAATTTCGTAAAGTCAGCAAACAACGCATACCCGCCATTATAGGGCTTCAAACCTTTCTCTACCCTCTCGCGATAATGCTTATGGATATGGGTTTCAAAACGCTGTCTCGCAAAATCATTGCCTCTGCCTTGGATGGATGCGCCGTTGTCATAGATTATGCGCCTGTGGATCTCCGGCAAGAGAATCTGCTGGTTATGGGCTTTTGCCACAACACGATCCTCTATCGCCGGAGCCTTCACAGGCCTTACCTTGCCTCGTTCAGACAGTATAAATTCTTTGCATTTTGATGGGTGGTAAGCGCCACTCTCGATGCTCTGCTTTATTTCCAAAGTCTTGAGCATTACATTGGCCTCATACCTTTGGGTGGACGCTTTCCAATCGCTCCCGCTCCTGCATTGATCAAACGCATTTAGCAACACGTTCATATCTGCCACTCTGTTCATATTCATTACCTACAAAATTTAAACCCTGTTTACAGCGGACAACTGTCGTAACAGGCCGCATCATGGGACATATTCGCCCTAAGGCAGGACGCACACTCCTTCCAATCCGCACACCTGGGGAATCTTCCCTCTATAATGGGTGCGCTTGAAATCGGGGGCAAACCACATTCACGTTCGAGGCGTTGCCGTTGTTCGGATTGCCGTTAGCGTTCACATTGCAGAAGGTCGTCGAATTGCAGACCGACCGCAACCACCGGTTGAAGCGACTATATAGTGTGTGCCCTATGGATTTATTTCCTTATCTTGGCCAACGTCTTATTGTCAGCGGTACGCACACCTTTTACAAGTGCGATTTCCCGCTGTATCCGGATCAGATACCGTTCATATTTATTGGCATCTACCGGAAGCGTCTGCCTGATATAATCCATCCAGCTTGTCAGCTGATAGCAATTTCCTATGGCCTGGTTCAGATATCCTCTTCGTTGCGTGTATTCTGCTTCCTTCGTGATATATATGCTGTTGGCATAATACAGATTGTTCAGCAGATTCTCTAAAATTCTAAGAATAGCGCTTCTGAAATAGGATATTAGCCATTCTGGATACTGCTCCAACTCCTTTACATCGTATGTGGCATTATTGATGATGGTATCTATTTTCTGACAGTCCTCACCCGTCATGCCATACCGCTTTTTCATCCACTCCAATTCTTCCTTTGACGGTTCATCCAGCCTCACCTCCTTCAAATGCTCTCTTATCCGGGACTTCACGCCAAAATCTCGTAGTAAAAGTTCTGTCATTTCCCGTCGTAAATTCAGGGCATTATGCAAAAATTCCATCGGACTCTCAGATCTCTTGTGTTTCGGTACACTCATTTTAACTTTCTCCTCAGAACCCCAAAATCCAAAATGTGGCGACCGGCCTTACGGCCGGGACTGTATCACGGCCCACAAGGGGCCGTGATTAGCCGATTGAGAAGCGGGGGCAAACCACAAGCACGTTCGAGGCGTTGCCGTAGCTCGGATGGCCGCTAGCGCTCACATGGCAGAAGGTCGTCGAAAAGCAGACCGACCGCAACCACCGGTTGAAGCGACGGTTCATAATCTTATCAATTTTCATTCCCGGAAGTTGCTGATTCAATCCTATATTGTCATATGCACTGGACGAAAACGGCGTGGCACCATAAGCCTCCAATTCCGTCATGAGGATAGCTTTTTGATCACTCCATTCCCCTGCCGTGGATCCTCCCTGCCACCCCAGGCCTCCCCGGCTGGCAACGGTAGTTGTTACCGTATTCGTAATATATTCCCTTGTCTGCAGCACATGAGCCGCTCCAAATGCACTCTCCAAAGCAGTCACTACTGCTGGTATCACAGTTTTGTTCATATAGCTGTCCTTATACCCGCCCGTAGTTATGTTAGTTGCATTCATATAGGCACTCCCAAGACCGTCCAGAGGCATCATAACAAGGTGCGGCCTGTTCTGCAGTTTGGGTGTATCTCCGTGGTTATTCAGGGAATTGATTCCCAGGACCACATACTGCGTCTTTGCCTTGGCTGCAAAATTCGTAACGGAAATCGCCGGCGTATCTCTCTCAATGATGTCCCCAACGAATATATCCGAGAAATCTTTCGCCTGCACCATCTCTATAATTTCATCATAACTATAGAAATCTGTGAGCACCTTCCCGCCACGATAAATCTGGTTATGTGCCTCCGGCTCTCCGCCAGTCAAGAAATTAAACATATCTCTCGCAAAGTCCTCAGCCTTGATGATCTTATCCCCATTTTCCGTCACGATGTGTAAAAAACTGCCGCCTCCCGGAACGGAAGTCAGCCTTTCTAAATTCATAAATAACTGTTCCATTTTCTCCTCCTACTTAAACTGAATTTTCTTCAACGCTTTGAAACCGTCACCATTTACAGAGACAAATCGATCTCCATCACCTGTCACCAGATCTGATATAACATTACCGGTCACGAGCATTTCCTCAAGGGAAGATATCACAGCCTCCTGCTGCACTATTGTGCCTCTCAGGCCCTCTATCTCTCCCAATGCGCTTGTCTGCTGCCAGCAGATAGGATTCCATTCTCCGGTTGTTTCCTGCACGCATTTGTAGAGCGTATTCTGGTATAGGCAATAATCCCCCACCTGATAGGACACCTCCGGATTATAATCTTCCGTAGACACTGCGCTCTGTTTCAACTGCTCAATCGACTGGCGATTACAGAGTGTATTCTGAAATACCTGAATCGGTGCCGTATTGACAATATCGGCATGAGCCGGATCAGAGGTTTCTGTAATTTTTAGTGCTTCAGAAAAAATAGGAGTATTGTTTGTGTAATCTTTCATTACATCCTCCTCAATATAACACATTTTGTTAGCGTCTTAATTTTCATGTTACAAAATAACGAAATACGTTATTTTCAGAGCCTAAAACTTATCCAGGATTTCAAATACCATCTCCATATCCCCATCCTTTCCTTTATTTGAAAACGCCTTTATCGCCAGCAAATCTCCGTCTTCATCATACAAAGCGACCTCATTGATCGTCTGGCCTGCCAGAGTTTCCTTCGCCAGCGTGGTTACATACATTGCACTGATTTCATCCGGCTGCAAAGTCACATCATCTATCGGCTGCCGGTGCAATTCATGCTGTAGGGACACATCCGTGGCCAAGGGCGTCCTAATTGACGATCCGCTGGCTGCCCCATCACCGAACGCCATGCCTATCGTCTTCGGAAGAGCCGGTATCAGCCCGGCCCTTGCCTGCACGATTTTCTTCTTTGCGATATTGGTAACTATACTGTCCGACATCTAAATTTCCTCCTTCCATTCTGCCGCATTCAGTGTCGTACTTCCGTCAAGAAAAATACTCCCATCCAAATAATTAAGGTTCTTTTTTATCAGGATGGATTCAGCTTCAACGGATTCTTTCTGCACAACTTCAAGCCTGTGCCGGTCCCTTACCGGGAACAATTCAAGCTGGCTCCCCAGCAGAAAGCTTCCATCAAAAGCAGCGGCGCCATTCAGATATGTAATGCCGCCATTGCTATACAGATAAAAATCCATCCTGTGGCGCATCCGTTCCACCGTCACGGTGTTTGCAAGCTGGACCACTATGTCAAGCCCTTCTGAACCATGATAAATAATCTCGATATGAGCCGGTACCTTCCCTTTGATAAGACTACGAATATCCTCCATATACTTATCCGGATTATCCTTAAATGTCATATTGATATACAACTCGGCGCCCGACAATTCAATGTCGCACTCGCAGTTCACAAATTGTCTCACAATCGCTTTAATCTTATCTGCAGAAAGTTTTCCGGAGCCTATCAGCAATGCATTGATATAGGCTTTCCTCTCTTCCAGCGTTTTGTTTGCATCTTTCATAATTCCCAGAAACACCTCGTATCTGGTAAGTGCTTCATCATCCATATATTTCAGGAACTGAAACGCCACCATATCTTCCATATCCTGGGCCATAAGATCGATAATCCAGCCGGCCAGCCGAAACACCGCATCCATTTCTTTGATTCTCCTGTAATAGCGCGGACTGTAGGACGCGATCTCTTCATATCCGCTCCGCTGCTGGTTATTATATACAAGCATACGCATCCCCCCTATCTGTTCAAAACTGCCGCTTCGTTCATTGTCAGTTCGCCGAGGACAGGGACATTATCCGCTTCAATATTTACATTTTCAGACAGTCCATTTAGCGTAAGATTTGCTAAATCCTTAATTCCTGCCGTATTTGCTAAAATACCAATCACCTTCATGTACTGCGCCACCATATTCTCTTCATCGGGAGTATCCAGGGCAATATCCTTCATATAGCGAATCAGTTCCTGACGGACCGTTTCTTTCGTACTCTCCAGCGAATATCCGGATGCAATAACTACATCAAAAGAAATATTGACTGTCTCCTGCCCCGCCGCCACCGCAAAAAACTTACAGCCAAGAAGCACCTTCCCCTGCCCTACTCCTTTCGATCCGGGATCCATCTCTTCCTGAATCTGCTCAATCAGCGAATCCGGGGGTGCCGTTCCCTCCGAACTGATGATAAGGGCTTTTACCGTACATGGCCCATATGCCAGCGGCGTAATGATTGCCCTGCCAACACCATCATACGATTCGCAGCTGGTCTTGTACTGCTGCTTATTCCAGTTTTCAGCCGGCTCGGAGAGGGCTTCTTTCCACCGCTGCCGCAGATCTTCATCGCTTTCCTTATCAGTGCCTGCCGCATACATATCTCCAAGTGTAGCAGATTTCAGTCCCATAGTATTGCGCACCGGAACCAACCGCTCTCCTTTGAGCAGATAATTTGTCTCCGTTCCCGTAAGTTCAGACTGTAAATAAAAATCTTCCCCCTCCTGCACCACCACGAAATAATAACCGTCGGCCATGAACCTGTCTCCCACCAGATCTGCCGGTGCCACGCCGTCAAATACCGGCACATAATAAGATGATGTGGCCGCCTTGCGGTAAACCTGCTTCTGCGCCGCCCATTCATCCAGCACATCACCCGTACATGTATCCGCAAACAGCAGATCGAATACGGACCGGAGATCCTCATAGAACTTTGCGGCCCTAAGACAGTGGCCGGCTGCCGCATCCATGTAGACGCTCCCCTCCCTGGTATCAACCCCCAGCGCATCTCCCATCTCCCTTGCCTGTTCCATAAAATAATCTTCGGTAAACTGCTCAAACACTCAAATCACCTCCTTTATCGGGATTTCCCCATATATCGTATCTACGTCAAAGGTAATGACACAGCTGTCCTGCATAGGATAGGTATCCTTAAATTCAATCCCCACATTATATACCCGCAGTACCCTCGGATCGTGGATTAGCGTGTCCGTTACCAAAAAGGATATTTCCGCTTCTACATACTCCCTTGTTACCTCCTTATCCATCAGCGTATCTATAATTTCACTCCCATACTGATTCGAATAAATTAGACAGCGGAAACGAGGCGTTAGTATCGCTTTTTTGATATACTGGTTCATGGCCTCCTGTCCATCGACAAAACCTATAATCCGCCCCTCGTCCCAGTCAATCTTATAAGTCCGGGAGGTTTTTTCCTGCTCATTTTCAATTGTTTCAAATGGAATAGGAATATCCAGGGCCATATGCATCACCCCCTTCTATCCAGAACATAATATTTTTTCCCATTGTTATAAGAAAGCAGATATACGATTTCACCTGCTTTCAGTCCCGTATGAAGAATTATCTTGCCTCCCGTGAGCTGGAAGCCTTTCAGTTCATGTGTGTGTTTTCCGCTCTTTGCAATCCCCGGGTGCTCATGCTCTCCTTTTTCATCCTCCGCCCCGGTAGGAGCATACAGAGCGCCGTCATCCATCATAATATCCGCCTCTATCTCATGGTCCGTTAAATGCTCCGGGACTATCAGAGAATTGGCCGACAGGATCATCTTGGCATCATTAGTAAGGGTTATTTCCAACGGGGCCGCATTTGTCACAGTGCCTTCAACCACGCCGGCGCCGTCTGGTGACATACTTTGTATTATCTGCTTTATGCTTGTCTGATCCTCCATAATCCCTCCTATCCGGCAGAATCGATATCGTCTGCAAAATTCAGTTTCAATGTCATTTTGTGGGATTTTCTTGTAAAGGTATGGCTATCCTCATCAATATAAAAAGTTCTTTTTATTCCCAAATGTGGAATGATTACATAGACACATCCACCCGATACGGCCTCCGATATCCCAATGCCGGATACTTTCAGGGATTTTGTCGGCATGCCCTTTTCGGAAAATACCGACTGGACCAGTTCTTTCATCTGTGCATCGTTATAGCTGTCATCCACAGATTTGACCTCCATGAACACCCCTATCTTTCCCTCTAAGGCGGTATTTACTTCCTCATAGACAACCGCATCCTCTTTTGACAAAAGCCGCACTCTCGTCTTTATTCCCACGATACTTTTTGTATAGTTATAGTCTGTAATGTTGGCGCCAACTTCCAGCACCCACTGCAGGGCGGATTCAGCCCTCCGCTTCAAATGGATATTTCCTTTCTCAGAAGAAATATAATAACGGATGCCCGTCGCTTTATAGGTACTGCTCAGGGCATCCAGTAAAACATCATAATATGTGGTTTTTGCTTTCGGCAGTTCCGGAATAACATACACAGTATCCACGGCTCCGCCTCCCGTCATCCCAATCCGGGTCATGCAGTCATTGAAGATTTCCGTTGCCGTTTTATTGGTATAGCAAAAAGAATCCTTATTATTCGCCAGGTAGTACATATTATCATAGGCGGTGATCACAAGTTTTTTCTTATTGCTCTGCGTGTGGGACACGATGATTCCCCGGAACAATTCAGATCCGTCCTCATACATAACACACTGGTCCCCGTCCTCGCAGTCTACTGATACCCGTTTATGGCTGTCCCCATCATCATCCATCAGCGTGATTTTAACATTCCTTGGCGCGGCTCCTTTCCTGCCTCCCCAGGTAATTGTTTCAAAGCATTCTGAAACATCATATCCCACAGTTCCTTTGATAATAATAAACTGGATCATAAGCACCTCCCTCCTACGCAGCCGGAATGGTCAGAACCTGCCCCGGATAAATGAGATTCGGATTCCCACCAATCACCGATTTATTGGCATTATAAATAATCGTATATTTAGCTCCACTTCCATAAAATTTCTTGGAAATATTCCACAGGCAGTCCCCTTTTACCACTGTATATGTCTGACCGCCTGATGAAGAATTGTCGGTTCTGGATACAGGTGCTGAGATTGTGGCCTTTTTCGTAGAAATCTCCACCTTGATCTACCGTATGGTTACTTCTCTATATTCCTTTAAGGTAATAGAATAGTGAATCGTTTCCAGATCTCCGCCCTGCTCCTCCGTATCAAATTTTTCTATCGTGACATACATAGATACATTCATGCCACCAGTAATAGTAAACCTTACCGGTTTTCCGCTGTTTTTCAATTCCAGAATCGTATTGACTGCAGAAAGGGGATCCGGAATATGCTTATAATCACACCCACTGAAATAGTGCTTTGGAAAGAAACTGGAAAACTTAATGCTGGCCGCTTCGCTGTCCTGAATCACTGTCACTTCTCCAACACCGCATACCCTCATTTTGTCATTGTTGCTCCCATAGGCTATTTCAACTTTTTCTGGAAGGACGGGGAGGCGGAATTTAGTGTACTGCTGCGCAAGATACATCTGACAACTAGAACTCATACGACATTTCCCCCTCCTCCATAATTTCCTGTCGAAGAATATCCATCAGGACACCCCTCATATTCTCAACAAGTACGTTTACGATATCCTCTTTGTTGGCACCGCCGCCACTGACTTTCATTTCCCCGGCACCCTCAATCCTAAGAGTAATGGTCTTATCACCAGAATCATCTCCGCTCCCTGTTTCCTCTGGCGGGGAAACGTAAAAGTCTTTGTTTTCATTACCCCGTGACAGAATATTCGATGTTTCAGCAGCGGTATAAACCACCTCGCCACCGCCAAAGTTGACAAGTTCAGGCCCTTCCTCTCCTACAAGCGCAAGGCCCGGTTCAGCATCAAGAGTTCCCGTGGCGTATTCATGATATCCGCCGCCGCTCAAAGTGTTATTTGCAAAGTTCAGTGAATCAATGGCTGTCTGCGCCCTTGCCACCCCGGCCTGAATCTCGCTCACATAGGCATCCATCGTAGCTTTTGCATTGGCCTTTGCTTCTGTAGAAAGATCCATGCCGTCAACCATATCGCCCATCTCTGTCTGCATATTTTCCAGTTTTTCAGAGAATTCGGTTTCCAGGTCTGCAACGCTTGCGGCTGTTTCGCTCTGGGCTGTCTGCAGATTGTTGTACTGCTGAACCACAGCGGACAGATCCGCATCGTTCATGCTCTCCATGCCGGCCAGCATTGCGGCGGATTCTTCACTTCCGTCTGCCAGGCTGGCCAGCATATCGCTCAATCCCTCAATGTCACTCGCCCTCTCGGTAAGGCTGGCCATATTCTCATTGTAGGAATTCCAGTAATCAATCTGCGATTGAAGGGCGTCCTGAATGCTCTGAGAGGACATAGCAGCTACATCCTCCACCTCATCCCATAGGCTATACTGCCCCTGGATGCTCTGCAGCGCCGCCTCATAGGCAGCATCATATTCTTCGCAAAGGGATTGTAATGCCTCGGAATACTGGCTCAAAGCGTTCTGCGCCTCTGCGTATCCGTCAGATGTGTTTTCGACAGCCTCCTTCTCCTGTTCGAGTTTTTCAGCCATCTCGGTGGCGGAAGCACTTGCAAGGGCGAGTTCTGCCATCATTTCCTCTATTTCATCCTCGGAATATCCCATCTGCGCATAGCAGGCTTCGATACTCTCCGTCAAGGTATCAAAGTTCTCTTTGGCTCCGCTTGTTGCCTCCTTTGCCTGATCCCAAACATGGTAAGCATCCTTTACTGAACCGCTCCAATTCATTTCAGCGCCATCGGCCCAGCCAGTCCATGCTAAAATCGGATGTTCCTCAGCCCAGTCCTCTTCCAAAGCGCGCTCATATTCTGCCTTGGCAGCTATCTGTGTTTTCATGTTTTCATCATATTTAGCTTGAGCTTCCTGATACTGCGCAAGATAGCCCATGAGTGCATCCATATTGGCCTGCGCCCGTTCTTGCTCTGCCGATTCTGAAACCACGGCCCACAGATCTTCCACGGACATATTCAGTTTCCCATTGGTTTCATCAAGTGTCAGATTTAATCCCTCATAGGACCCATTCAGTCGGTCCACGATGTTCTGCATGATTTCCAGCTGGCCACCCGACAGATCCGCACTCTCCGACATGGCCACCAACTGCGCAATCAGTGATTTGGAATCTGATTCACTCTGATCTATCGAATCCACGGTTTCATCATAGGTATTCGCTATTTCATCCAGTGTGGTCTTGAGCTGCTCATTATATGCGATCAGGTCTCCAATGGTCTGTTTATTTTCGAATGCTTCAGACAGTTCGTCTATCTGATTTTTCAGCTGATATGCTTCCACCGTATCAGCTGCTCCGGCCTCCGCAAGCGCATCATACTGCTCTTGCAAATTTTCTAGTTCGTCAGCCATCTCCTGGGAAGATGCTGTCAGGGAAGCCTGTGCTTTTTCCGCTTCATCCTCGGCATTTGCCATGTATATAACGGCAGCGGTTACGGCAGCTATCGCAGCCACAACAAGCATAATAGGACCGAGCGCGACTGTCATGGTAGTCCCGAGGGCCGCACTTGCCACCGCTGCAATCTTCGTAACAGCGATATATGCAGTTATCGCCAGCGTAACGGCTCCCACACCAACAACAATGCCGGTCAGGACAGCAGTAATTGCCGGATGTTCATTGATCAGCTTTGTAAATCCGTCTGTAACATCCGCAATCCCATTCTGAAATTGGCTTATTACCGGATTCAGGTCATCCCCGATGGCAATAGACAGATTATTGAAGCTGTTCTCCATCCTCTCCGTGCTGAAAGCAGTGGTATTCGTCATTGCCTCGTATGCTGCCTGGGTAGTCCCGGCAGAATTCGCCAGCTTCTCCAGGTTGGAATTAAAAGTATCCAGCCCCTGGTTGATAATAGCATTTGCCGCCTTTCCAGCCTCGGCGCTGCCCCAAAGGTTCATCATTGCCTCACCGTCCCGCCCGGCGCTCTCATACACAATATCAAGCACATCTGCCAAACTATACCCTGCATTCATCAGCTGCCCAAAAGACATACCAGTTTCTTCCGTGATGATAGTAGCCACATTGGAGCCGGCGCTGCCCAGCTCATTAAACATGCTGGATATATAGGTTGTGGATTCCTCCACACTGATACCGGCTTTCGTCAGGCTGATATATCCTGATTCCAAATTGTAAAGATCCACCGAGTAAGCCGATGCGGTACTGATTGCCTTTCCCATACTGCTTGCCATTTGATCTATTGTCAGGACACCCAGGTTTTGGGATGTAACCAGACTGTCGGAAATATTAGTAACTTCGGAGGCCTCCAGCCCGTATGCGTTCAACGTGGTTGTCAGCACGGATAAAGCCGATGAAGAGGATGTAAAGCCGGCAGTTGCCAGCTTTGAAGCCTCCCCCACGGTTGCCACTGCGGCTTCCGTTGCTACACCTGCGGATATGGCATTATAGGACGCATCTGCCAATTCATTCACATTCCTCGCCGTATCCATGGAAAGATCTGATATTTGCGCAGATAACTCACCGGCAGACAATACTGTTGTGTCAGCAACCGTGGATACCATGGCCACATTCGTTTCAAACTCTGCCGCCGCCTGGGAGCAGCCCATAAAAGCGCTGCCGATTGCGGTTAATGCCGCAACAATCCCGACAGTAGCCAATAGTTTATCCAGCCCTTCTACTGCACTTTGCGAACGTTCCCCAAAATCTTCTGCATCATCCCCTGCGTCCTCGGCTTCATCCCCAAAGTCTTCCAGGTCATCCGCTGCATCGTCCAAAGCATCCCCCAAATGGTTTAATGCTTCCTCCGACATATAGCCCATTTCCACAAGTTCCTCTATAGAATAGATGGCCTGCATTGCTTCCCGGTCATAATTGCCTATCCTGTCGGTCCAGTAATCTGTAGCAGATGCTGCCCGCTCCATGGCATCCGCAGCGCCGGCAGCTCCTTCCGAAATCACATCATAGGAAGAATCGGCGGCAGCTCCGATCCGGTCAAAGGAATCCAGCGCCCTGGTACCAGCACTGACCATAGCATCAAACCTTGAACTGATTTCATCAACAGCCCTGAAAATTACAGATAATCCAGCCATATCTACCGCCTCCTTTCCATTCTGCGATATAGCGAATCTCTACGGCAGGGGGATTCATCCTCAATTATTTCAGATGCAATAAAAAAGCACTTCGTTTTCTGTGGCATGGCATCAAATTCCTCCGGGCGGAGATTATGCCTTTGCCACAGCCGATGTGCCCAGTAACCGTCTGTCCCCCTGCTCTTTATCAGTTTTTTGCGTCTTCTACCTCCCGCTCATTGCTTTCAGCCGCATCCATCAGTCCCAGAATCTCCAGAACCTTTCTGGACACATACCCGAACTCGTCATTATCGGGGAAAACCTTCAGCGGCATATCGGTAATATCAACACAGTCATAATACTTCATAAGTTCCGGATCCTTCAAATCCGGATAGACCAGCGCCTCCACGATGATGTGGCGGGTTGCTTTCACGCTGTCCTTCTCAGTCTTGAACACCACCTCGCCATTCTGTACGATATAATTCCCTTTTTTGTCCTTCATGGGGGTACGGGACTTATACATGTCGTTAATCTTGGCGATGGTGTCATTATGCAGCTTTTTGACCTCCATCTGCACGACCTTGCCATTTTCATCCACAAATCGAGCCGGCGCCGGGACCTGAAAGATCTGCTCCTGTCTGGATTCTTCTCTCATAAAATACTTCAAGTTCTTGTTTGCCATAGTGCATCCTCCTGATTTATTGCTACGGGCCTCTATCTTGACCTGTAGCATGATTTAAAGCCTATCGACGGGTTAACCACTGTTTTACAAAAAAGCGGGCAGGAAAAGGCACATGCAAAGCCTCCCCTGCCTTTTTTACTTACACCACATTCCGCGCTCCGAAAGCAATGGATTCCTTAACCAACTCTCCATCGGTATCGATATCCAATAACGGGATCTCGCCAGTGATCACGGCGCCGGTTACGGTTACAGATTCGCTTCCTACCGTTTCATAGTAGTCCGAATCCGGATCCGTGCGGATTCCCTGGAACGTAAACTCCGGCGTCTTCCCGTTGGAAATGTATTCCTTTACAATCCGTTCATACCGGGCAGTGGTCTTGTATTCATCCAGCGTGCCGGTTATGTCGTAGCCTACCCAGCGCCGGTGTGTTCCCTTCTTCCCGACAATACGGTAATTCGCCACCTTTGGTACGAAGCGGATTGTCATTTTTACAGAATCCATTACCTCTATGCCATTGATATATGCCTTGCCTTCCACGGCGCTAAGCGGCTTGATATTTTCTGACATATCTTATTACACCTCCTTCTATCGTGTGGAAACAGAAAAATACAGTTTCTCGGCGGAATCCACCGCATGCAGGCCGACATTGAAAAAAGTTTCATCCCCCTGGCTGCGGCTCTGGTCCACATAAAAATCTTCCTCCAGATTGATATTCATAATCGAGCCGTCCCCTCCATCGGATACCGGGCCATAGGAATTAAGCAGCTCCCGGCCCAACCCCTCCATAATGAGCCACCCATCCGGATCATTATTGAATTTGTTCGGCGGGAAGTTCAGGCGCAGATCCTCCGCAAAGGAATCATACACACGGATAACACGGTTTTTCGCATAATCTGAAGTCCGGTCCGTGGTAAAGTTGTGAAGAGAATTGATATCATATTCGACAACAATTTTATCTTCGTCAGAACGGGAAAAGAAGAACTCTCCATTTTTGATCGCCTCGATTGCCTCCTCGTTGGACTTCACGCCAACAATGTCAATCGCCCCTGTGTACTCCACATAAGTGTTGGACTGTGTCTTGGAGGCTCCCGCCGTTGCCCCTGCCACCCATGCACACGCCTGAGCAACCGTGAGCTGCTTGCCGCTTTCTGTCCCGTCATCCAGGATCACAGAATTTGTCACATTGATAATGCCCTCGAAATCGGCTTTGCAGTTCGGAAGAACCGCCTGCACATATTTGCCGACACTATTACGCAGCATTTTGATTTTGGCGATACACACTGTCTGCAAAGTAGTTTCCGTGATCGGGAAGCACATGGTATTCCACCGGATTTTTTCCACCTTATCCAGGAAACTGGTAACGGCAGAGTTCTCCGTTGTCCCATTGTCTCCACCCGCCAGCCGCAAAGATGCGATTGCTTTCAAATCGGTTTCTCCGGTAGTCGCCTTAAAAGTAACATACTTACCCACGGATGCCGCAACCAAATCCCCAAAGGTTTTCACTCCCTCATAAATCTCCACCTTCTCCGTGCCCATATAGACAGTTACATCAAACCCGCCCAGCACGTTCTCGGCAGATACAACAGAAAGATCATTGCCTCTGGTGCCAGGGTATGCCGCCGTTACCGTCAAACCATCCTCTGTGGTTGCTTTCGCCGCGATACCGGCATTGATGATATAGACATAACAGGTAATCGCATTTTTAAAGATCTCGCGCACCATCAGCATAAAGTCATTTGCATCGTAAACGCTTCTGCCGAGCTTATGCAGGTACGCATCCGGGGAATCCACTGACAGCTTGATAAATTCCCCATTCGGCCCCCAGTCATATCCGACAAAGGGAATCACCGCAATGCCACGGGTGGAACCCTTTGCTTTCTGCTGCCTCTTGGACTTTACATTGACATAGGTTCCGGGCCTGGTTTTTCCCACGTTGATGTCAAAATTTCCACCAGCCATTATTTTTTTACCTCCTTCTTTAACCATTCATCGATAAGGCGCTGCATCTCTGAGATGGAATATGATCCATTTTCCTTACCGATAGTTGCTCCGATAAAAGTGCTGGATGTTACATGAAACAGCCTCATGCAATTTTCTTTCAGCACCTCATACGGAAATTTTCTTTCATCAGAAGTTTTTGCGGGCTCTTCTGCCGCCCGATCTGCCACATTTTCCTCCGTATTCCTTGTTTTGGCCACGTCAATCCTCCTTTCCTACCGGCAATCCATTCATAAAGATATCTCTGGCAAGAGTAACTTCCTTTGCATCATATCGTGTATGCCGGTTCCATGATAATTCCATTTGATAAACGCCATTTTCTACCTTTTTCAGCTTTGGCATATTTACACGGAAGCTTCTGCCAGTCTGTTTCCCGGTTTCATCCACCAGCGGCACTTTCCTCCGCTTTCCCATAATCGCCTGCAATACCTTTTCACCCATTTCATAAGCTGCCATTGTGGAATGATTTATGAATTTGATATACATGGCGAACTCGGTCATATAAGCGTTTACCGAAAATCCGGATGCCGCCGGCGTTGGAGTAGGATAAAATACGCAAGGAATTACCATATCCAGCGGCACCTCTTCAAAATATGCCTGTGCCGTAATAATCCCGGCCACGAAATAGTAAATTGCCGCAATCTCATATTCCAACATGTCCTCACCTCACAGACTATAAAAAGTCCGAAAAAAATTGTCCTAACCACTGTTCTATTTTCCGTTCCATGAACTGCGGGGCCATCCTCTCCATGAGCCTTATGGCATCGTCAAAGTAATGACTACCCTCTATCCATTTCTGTTTTAACAGCATTCCTGTTTTAGCTCCGGGCTGATATATAAATCTCTCTCCCTGCCACTCCCCGGGCACCCACCGCATATCAACACCTCTCGGATTCAGCCAGTGCCCGTCATTCACAAAAGACGCATACTCCACATTGGTGCCTACTTCTATCTGCAGACCGCCTTCCTGGGCAATAAAAACATTTCCCTCGCCGCTTTTCTGAAAGCTGTTCAAAAGCAGCCGGGTGTCTACCGAACCGGCCTGTATGATAAAATCCTGCACATAGGAAAGGAACTCAACCGCAATAGCATCCAGAAATCGGGAGAGCTCCTTTTCAAATTCTTTGCCACGCCCGGCCTGATTCAGCCTTTCTATAAAACGCCTCAACTCCGTAGTGTCTATGCTCACATACCTTCCTGCCACTAAATCGCCCCCTTGACTTTCCCTTTCCGTTGGATCTGCACAATTATGTGATGATCCCGGATATTTCGCGGAACTTCCGCATAGTAGGAAATCCCGCTGCCAAGGTCAACGATTTTGTCATTTACCCGGACGTCTGTTCCGTAAGGCAGATTCAGCTTTCCAACCACGACATATTCATTGGCATCCTCCGTCTGTTCTAAGGTTCCCGTATCCGACACATTGAAATGGCATGGGATGGAAGCCTCGTCCGGCTCCATCGGATAAGAAAAACTATCCCCGTTTATTCCATACCCCAGGCTTTTGCTGTCCTTTTTCATATGGTATATTGCACACTTGTGATCCAGCAAATTTTCAAACGACATCCGGCACCTCCTACAGCTTCCGCAGTTTCATAACCACTTTACCATGATCTTCCGGCAGAACATATTCCTCCAGCATTGCGCCAAGCCCCAGGCTGTCTGCAATGTCCGCTCCCACATCAACGGTATATGAATAATCGTCAAATGTCTCTGAACTCAGTGCTCCCTCTCTCTGCACTATCGCCTGCTTCGCATAGGCCTCTGCAAGAAGGATGACTGCCATCGTCACATCCGATGGCAGCCCGCTCTCATATTCCTTTGAATCAAAATTGTTGTGCGTATGGAAGATTACATATTTTTCTGCCCTGGCTATATCATAAGCGAGCTGGGTGTCAGTTCTGGCCTCGACCTTTGGAGATGACGTGTAATCCCGAATCTGTTTGGGTTCTATCCAAGGTCTTTTCATGCTCCCCCCTATTCTTCGGAAGCCAGCCGCGCAAAAGCATTTATGTCCATTCCACTCTGAATCCGCTGGATCCGCTCTTCATTGTTCTTGCAGTCCGAAACATCGATACCCTGAGCCTCTGCAAATGCAATCAGCTCATCTTTCTTCATCGAAGTTATATTGGCAGATTTACCATCCGGAGCCACAGGTTCAGGATCTATGGGAACCGTATCTACAGCCTCAAATCGGCCGGTTTTCATAAGCTTTTCAGCAACATCATCCTCGACATCCATAACTTTTCCTTTCCTGCATGAAATGCCTTTGGCGACATAGGAAAGCCCTGTCTTCAAACATACTTTTCTCATAGCGCCACCTCCGTTATGAAAGATCCGTAAGAAGCGCCGGAAGGTTTGTGATCATTGCCGTGGCCTCGATCTCCTCAATGATCGCATCGAAGTCAAAGTGGATCACATAAAATTTCTTATCCTTCCGGATTGCCTCTACAGAAGTTTCATCTTTCCGAATCTTCATCGTGTAGGTGTTAACCTGGACAAAATTCTTCGGATTGGAAAGGATAACGGTATCATCCGGCATCATAGGAACGCCCATAGAAGGAATTCCCACGGGGCTTTTATATAAGCTCTCAGGGACGGCACCTCCGGCATTGATAACCTTATTGAGCAAGAACAGCTCCCACTGCTGCGCCCTGGTCGGACTCATCATCCAGCGAAGCGTTCCGTCATTGAATCTGGTTGGCATAGAGGCTACTGCCCTATAGAACATTTCAAGTTCCATTTCTTTTGCCCCAGAGGCATCAATGATGTGGCTGCCGCCAAGAATCTTGATAACACCGTCATTCTGGCCAAGAAATACCTTGTCTGCAGCATCTCCGATCCGTTCAGCCTCTGCCGCATTCCATGCTCCCGCAGCATGGTTTACCCGAAAGCGGTATAAGCCACCGGCCTCTGTTACGCAGTCACCCGCCTTGTAAGCCGTACTGGCGGAAAAGGCTTCTGCCGCAGTTGCGTTTTCCTCTCCATTGAGCAGAAGATCTTCCGAATCGACACCGACCTGCTTCGTCATGAGATTGGTTACGACATCATCCATATTTTCGCCCTCGATATTCTGCCGGAGCGTTTCATTGGTGATATCCCAGTCAAGCCTTGTCGCTTCGCAGGCATATTTGACTACCCCGAATGTGGGGCTTGCGGTTACGCCGTCAAATGTATTCTCTACCTTCGGGCGGAGCAGTCTGTGACCGATACCGATCTTGTCAATCTCGCCTGATTTTTCCGTCCGTGTCACATGCCGGATAGCCTGCTGGAAAGGCGTGGCCTCAAAGGTCTGCACTAAAAACTTCTTAGCCTGATACGGGGTAAGCAGGCCGTGTGAGACCGAATCAGTTGTTATTGTATTTTTGATGATCTGTGCATTAGTTGGCATAATGTTCTCTCCTCCTTTTCTTAGACAATGCCGTGCAGGTAGTGCTGCTCCTGCTTTTCAACGGCTCCCGCTGCGTCATTGAGATTGCCGGGGATCGCCCTGCTTTTCATCACAGGCTCCAGCGCTTTCATCACAGGCTCCATGGCCTTCTTGATCTCTTCCCCTACCATCTTTGCTACTGCATCAGCCGACATATCTCCGGCGGGTGCCACGCTTCCAGATGCCGGAGGTTCGCTTCCGCCCTCCCCCTCCCCCTTAGTTACCGTGGCAATTGCTTTCAGCTGCTCCACAACGGGATCCATGGCCTTTTTCACTTCTTCGGCCACCACTACCTTTACTTCTTCACTTGTCATGTCAACATCCTCCTTCTGAACATTATTTGTTTCCGCCGGTTCCTCCTGGAAATCTGCCAGAAATGAACCGAGCGTATCATAAATGCCTTTGATGGCACTTAGATTCTTTGCACTGAGACTCTTACCCTCTTTATGGATGGGGGACGGAGCCGCCTTTGCGGCCTTTTCCAATGACTTCACGATACTTCCATCCGAAGTAAGAAGCTGCGTAACGATATCATTGAAATCCTCCAGTGCCTCCCGGATGGTGCTTTCATCGGAGTTATAACCCCATTCCCACATGCCTGTGTCCGGATTATAAAAATTCCCTTCCAGCGTGCTTCTGAGCGCATACCATGCAGAATAAAAATTATCCTCTTTTACTCTGCGCTGGAAATTCGCTTTTACAGCGCCCTTCTCCACCACATCAAATCCCATTGCTTTAGCCAGGCGCCGGAGCAATCCTTTGGGTTCATCCCTTTTTTCAACGGGAAGCTCTACATCTTCTTCGGAATACACGCCCATTCCTCCCATGGAAAATCCTGTGATATCCCCTTTCTGTATAGCTTCCCACACATCGGTATCACTGATCTCCATAGTCATGATCCATGTACCCTTTTTGATGGCCTCGCCTTCGATCTCCATGTCGCACTTCGCAACATAAGATTCCACCACAGCGGCACCATCGCATTTTTCAAAACAGTGCTGCAGATCCACCTGGTTTCCATTCTTGGCAAACCAATAGGCAGCTTTTGTAATTTCT